CAGCGAGCGACGTGTCATCCGGACAGGCCGCACGTCGCGAAAGGGCTGTGTAAGAACTGCTATCACGCCTCGCGTTTTCGGTTGAAATCGCCCGAACGCAAACATGCGTCGTGGCGCCGCGCGGCGCTGAAATACAACTTCGGCATCACCCCTGAGCAGCATCAGCAGATGTTCGAGGCGCAGGGCGGCAAGTGTGCGTGCTGCGGCTCAAGCCACTTTGGAGGCAAGTACAACCGACCCGCAGTCGATCACTGCCACTCGACTCAACGCGTGCGCGGCCTCCTGTGCTTCAGGTGCAACGTGGGGTTGGGCATCTTCGAGAAATGCGGCGCGATGTTCGAGGCGTACCTGAAGGCAGCATCACCGAAACAGGAAGCAGCGTAACGGGTACGGCGAATGACGTTATGACTCCCGACCTCATCAACGGCATCTTCGAGGGCATAGGCGCCATCTTCACGTGGGCTAATGCGATGCGCGTGGTCAGGGATCGCGGTTACGCCGGGATCTATCTCCCGGCCGTGGTGTTCTTCACGTCGTGGGGCATCTGGAATCTCGCGTACTACCCGCATCTCGGGCAATGGTTCAGCCTTGCTGGTGCCTACGCGCTGGTGGCTGGCAACGCCTGCTGGATCGCGGCGATGCTGAAGTTCGGGCGGAAGCAGTGACGCTTTACCCGCCCATCCCCGACGTGCGCGTGGTCGCCGTGACTGGCGCCGCGAGAAACGGCAAGGACACCTTCGCGATGGCGCTGCTGCGGCAAGTGCCTGGGGCGGAGCGCTGGGCCTTTTCGGATCTGCTCGCCGCCCACGAACGACTGGCCGGCCGCATGTCCCAGCGCAACGCGATCCACCTCCAAAGCCTCCACGGGAAGATTGATCGGAAGCTGCTCTTGATGGCGATGTACGAAGCCATCCGCGACCACTGCCCACCCCTGGCGATCATCACGGGCATCCGGAAGCCCGACGAGGCGGCGATGGTGAAGGACATGGGCGGCACCATCGTGCGCGTGATTCGACGGTTGCCCACGGGCAAGGCGTACCGGGCGTCCGACCGCGATCTGAATCACCCGGTCGAGCAGGACATCGACGCCATTGTGGTGGACGCCACCTTTGAGGCCGACTCCGTGCAGAAGCTCATCGGCTACGCGGTGGCGTTTCAGTCGGACATGCTGACGTGAGAGCGATCCGGATCGGGCTCGTGGTGCTGCTGACTTTGGCGCAGTGCGTCTCGGTCCAGACGATTCACGTCCGCCAGCGCGGGGCCTCCGACTGCGCGGTCGCGGTCTTGGCGATGACGACGGGGAAGCCCTACGAAGTGGTGGACAAGGCGCGGCTGGCGCTCGGCATTGAACTCGGGTCGGTCGGCATGTACGAGCCGGATGTCATTCGCACCGCCGCCGCACTCGGCGTCACGTTGGTGCGGGTCAAGACGTTCGACCCGATGACCGATGCCGGCGTGCTCTTCGTGGTGCTCCCGAACACGGTGACGCACGCGGCCTATCTCGACGGCAAGGGCGACGTGTACGATCCCAATGAACGCTGGCCGCAGGCGTGGGCGATTGCGCGGAGCACATGGAGCCGCGTGCTGTTCCTGCTCAAGAAGTCGTAACATGCCAACTTCACGCATTCCCGGAATCACGGAATCCGTGAATGTGACGTGCCAGCATTGCATCTACTGGAAACGCCGCGGCTGGGTCGCCGGGACGTGCTGGGTAGACGGCACCGACCGCCGCGTGCTCGACCGCGATACGTGCGACCGCTTCAGGTCGAGACTAACGCCAGGCTCGCACGATCCCGCGCACAAGGAACCAGAGCGGCCAGAGGGTAATGTAGATGGCGGCCATGATCACGCGCGTCAGTGAGCCTTCCTCGGGGAAGCGGTACAGCTTGGCATCGCGGTACGCGAACACCCCACCGATGATGAGATAGAGCGCCGAGGCCAGGAACATCATCGGCCGGCGCACACTCTGGCGCTGTCGTGCGGGCCAATCGCCACGGGGCCGAGGGCGCCGTTCGCCTTCACGTAGACCACGATGGAGAAGTCGGAGTTGTTCTTGACGGTGCCGCAGCGGGCGACGAGCCCCTGCGCGGCGGCGTAGGACGACAGGGCGGTGACGACGATGGCGAGAACCAGCAGCGTGCGTCTCATGGGGAACCCCTTCGGTTGCGGTAGTATTAATGTGTACGGAGGCTGGTTGACCCGCAGTGTTGCCCCAGCCCGTAAGTGATTGAGCGCCCGTAGCTCAGGGGATAGAGCATCGGCCTTCTAAGCCGATTGAGGCGTCTCCGCTTTCGCCCCTGACTTCCCTGAGAATTCCTATCCTTTCGCCTGTCCACCGCCCGGCGAACTCCTGTAGGCCAGTCCCGAAAAGTCCCTGTAATTCCCGATGAGTCTACATCAGGTTGCCCCGATATGTTCCCCCAATGTTTCATCGAGCTTCGACATCGCCTCTTTGATTCTCGGGTCCACGGCGGCTTCCGTGTAGCGCCTCGTCGTTTCCGGGGAGCCGTGCTGCAGGGCCATCTGGGCGGCCCCGTCGTCCTTGGAGGCGGCGACCAGGGCCGAGGCGAAGGAATGACGGAGGTCGTAGACTCTGAGCGGTCCTAGGCCCACCTGAGCGGCCGCCCGGTTGAACGACTTCCAGGCCGAGGATGTCGAGAACCGGCCGAAGAGTCCGTGGGCGATGAAATCACGAAACGCCTCCACGGCCGGCGCCACGAGCGGCACCCAGCGGGCCTCGGAGCCCCGCCCCTTGAACCGCCGCGGCAGCCGAATGGCCTTAGCCTCCAAGTCGATGTCCTCGGGCGCCAGCCGCATCATCTGGCCGGCGGTGAGCTGGCTGTAGGCGAAGCAGCGCAGCCGGATCTTGGTGCGGGAGAACGTCGGCAGTTTCGCGCCTTTGTCAGCACGGCCGCGGTCAGGGATGGCCGCTAACATGGCCATGATAACCGGGTAGGCGCAAATTAGTAGTTGACAGCAGGCCGATGTGGGCGTAGTGTCTAGTTCTCATGACCGTCGAACACTCGCCTGACCGGCAGCAATTGGCGCACTGGCTGAAACGGCGGCGCCGTGATTTCGCATGGCTGGCCGAGCAGGTCGCCGTGAGCCGGAGTTACTTGTCGCTGATGTTGTCCGGGAAGCGACCGATGGTGGCCGACGTCCGAGATGAGATCCATTTGCTCACCGGGATCTGGGTGCGCAAGCCGGAGCGCGTTCAGCGCACGAAGCGCCAGTCGCCGGCCACCGTGGAGTCGCCCGTTCAGGGCGCGTGAAATATGGTTCCCCACTTTAGGCTCAACCGGGATCGCTTAGCGAGGTTCTTCGGCTACGTGGAGTTCACGCCCACGTGCTGGAACTGGCGCGGATGCGTCAACGGGAAAGGCTATGCCCACTTCGGGGGCGGAGCCGCCTACCGATTGGCGTACTCCTGGTTCGTCGGGCCTATCCCGATCGGTCTGCAAATCGATCACCTCTGTGCCAACATCCTCTGCGTTAATCCGATTCATCTGGAGGCCGTCACCGAGCGCGAGAACAGGCGCCGGGCGGTCGAGCGACGAACCGCCTGCCGTCATGGGCATCCCCGGAGCCTGTTTTGGAATCGGCCGCACTCGCAGTGCCGTGAATGCCACAGGCTGAGCCAAACCGCCTACTACCGACGCGTCACACAAGGCATCCAAGCTGTCACGAAGCGCCACGCTGGCGCGGCGCAACCGCCGAGTCAGCCGAGCAATCTGGAGCGTCCGGAGCACGACCACATCACTGAGCGTTGAGGCATCCATGGCCCCCAGCATGTCGCCCGCCCTTCGGTCATCGCACGTCAGAACGCCCTACCAGCGTTTACAGGACGTCCATCCGCGCCCGGCGAAAGTTCACCCCGGTTTACCGCCCGAGCAAACCGGGGTGAATCCCACCGTGCCCACGGACCCGTTTCTGGCGCTGATTGACGAGGCGCGGATTCTCTGCGGGATGAGCCAGAAGGAAATGGCGCTGAACGCCGATGTCAACCTCGGCCAGTTCTCAGCGGCGATGAGCGGACAGAAGCACTTCTCGGTGTCGTGGCTGGACGCGCAGCCCTTCGACTACCGCGCGGCCTTGGCGCGCATCGTCGCCAAGAAGTTCGGCATCTCCAAAGAGCAGCAGCGGCAGATCGTGCTGGATCGGCTGTTTGCCGCGATTCACGAACTCGTGACGCTGACGGTGGTGAGCGAATGATGCCCCGCTTCAAGGTAAACCGGGGCACGCGCATCCACGCGGGCGGGCGTAAGCAGCACCCCGAGACGAAAGCCGTCTTGGAGACGCTGATCTCCGGCGGCGTCGTGGCGCTCGACACGACCACGCGGGCGATTCAAGTCTCCAACGCTGCCAGGAACCAGCTTCGCAAAGACGGCTTCGGTAGCGACCTCGTGACGGTCTGCCAGCGGCGGCGGCTGGTCTGGTGCCAGAAGGCTGAGGCGGTGGCATGAGCGACCGACTGCTCACACCGGCCGAAGTGATGCAGCGGCTCGGACTGAAGAAGTCCACGTTCCACCGCTACCAGTCGCGCGGGCACTTCAAGTGCTGCGAAGCGGCCCGGCCGATTGGGATTCGCCGCTACGTCTCGAGCCGGATTGAAGCGTGGGCGGAGGAAGGTTCGCCGCTCGGCCGCCGACAGCGGAGCGCCTGATTGTTTGCAGCCGGTTGGGAGAAACAACCGAAGTGGCGGAGGAAAGCGCGACCGCCAGAGGATGGCCCGCACGGGCAGCGGGCGACGTATCGGCGGCGATGTCGCTGTCGGGAATGCCGAGACGCCAACGCCGCGTATGTGCGCGACTGGCGGCAGAAGCGGGTGAGTTGAAAAAGAACAGGGCCGCGTGACGGCGGCCCTTAAGGAGACGAACGATGCAGACCAATTCTAGCATGGAAATCAGAACGCACTGGCCGAACGGCTTCGCGGTGACGGCCCATCAGCCAGTCGCGCAGGCGATGCGGCTCGTGGGGGATTTCTTCTGGTACGCCGAGCGCGGCTCGGTGAAGGACTTCTTCACGGCCTACGGGCTCATCTGCCGGCGCGTGGGGCGTGAGGTGAGCGACGTGGCGCCGCGGATGCAGGAGGACGGGTCGCTGCTGATTCCCATCAGCGCGTCTCTGCGGCTCTCCCGCCTGGATCTCTTCTACGCCTACATCGCCCCGGCGATTCGGAACTGCACGGCGCTGGACGCCGAGCGGCACTGGAAGGAAGCCGATGCCGTGATGAAGGGACTGGCCGCAGCGGAGTCCGAGTTCATGGCGCGACTCGCGGCCGACGCGATGACGGAAGTGGACGAGCTGACCGAGGGCGAAGTCGAGCAGTGCTTGCGGATCAGCGAGATTCGGGCCACTGAGGCGCAGTACTACGACGGCCTCGCGCACGGCCGGGGGTGGTAGTCGTGCGCGACATCATCCTCGTGGACCTGTCATCGATCGCGCATCCCATCTGGCACATGTGCGGGGCGGAAGCCGATCCGAACGCGGCCTCACAGAAGATCGTCGCGCGCATCCGGTCGATTGCCTCCGGCCAGCCGCATGTCGCCATCTGCTGCGACAAGGGTAAGTCCTTCCGCCACGAACTGAGCCCTACCTACAAGGCGAACCGGCCAGAGTCCGACGCCACGCTGCAGCACCAGATCACGTTGGCCCGAGAAATCCTCGAAGGCGACGGGTTCCCCGTGTGGACCGTCAAGGGCTTCGAGGCGGACGACCTCATCGCGTCGGCCACGGTCCAGGCGCTCACCGACCCCGAGGCGACGGTCGCCATCGTGTCGGCCGACAAGGATCTGCTCCAGCTCGTCGGGGAGCGAGTCAGAGCGATCTCGGTTCGGGACGGCTCCACGTTGGACGTGGCGGCGGTGCAGGCGAAGTTCTCCGTCCGCCCGTCACAGATGCGCGATTACCTGACGCTCGTCGGGGATTCCTCGGACAACGTGAAGGGCGCCAAGGGTATCGGCCAGAAGAAGGCCGCCGAGTTGCTCGAGCGGTTCGGGTCGATCGACCAGATGTATCGGGACATGCGCGAAGTCGGCACCGTCTCGCTCAAGATGACGCCCGGCCTCGTCACGTCGCTCAAGGAGTTCGAGCCGGTCTACCCGCAGACGCGCGAACTCATCACGCTCCGCACGGATGTGGAGCTTCCTTTTCAGCAGATTTTCGAGACGCGCCAGCCGAAGGCGATTGAGTCCTTCGACTTTGGCGACGAGGAGACTGATATGGACACCGTAGTCGAACAGCCCGAAACCGTCCACGCCGCGGCCGAACCGACTCCCCAGCCGGTTCCTCCGACCGCGATGACCGTGCATGAGCCGGAAGTCGTCAACGGCGCACCGGCCGAGTGGGAGAAGCAGCTTGAGCCAAGGTCGATGAAGGACTCGATTCAACTCGCCAAGATCATGTTCGAGTCAAGGCTGTTCTCCGCTTACGGCACCCCGCAGGCGGTGCTGTCAACGCTCATCGCCGGCCGTGAACTCGGCCTCCAGGCGATGGCCTCACTCCGCGCGATTCACATCGTGGAAGGCAAGCCGACGCTCTCGGCGGATCTTATCCGGGCGCTGATTCTCCGGTCAGGCAAGGCGGAGTACTTCCGCTGCAGCGAACGCACCGCCGAGAAGGCCACGTTCGTGACCAAGCGCGTCGGGGAGCCCGAGATGGCACTGACCTACACACTGCTCGAGGCGACAGCCGCCGGGCTCGTGAAGGCGAAAAGCGGCTGGGAGAAGAACCCGGCCGACATGCTGGTCGCCCGCGCCGGCTCGAAGCTGGCCCGACTGGTCTACCCGGACGTCGTTCACGGCATCTACACCAAGGAAGAGATCGAAGAGTCCAGAGAGGTGGCCGCGTAATGTCCGTCGAAGTGCTCCAAGTGCTCCGGTCGATTGACAATTCGCTCAAGGAGCTGGTGTTGATCGCGCGCCAAAAGCGTGGCGGGGGAGCGGCGGCCTCATCGTCCGCCCCCGCACCGGACCGTGATCTGGATGGCAAGTATGGCGATCCGGTTGTGAAGTTCCACCCGCGCGACTGGCACGGCCAGGAGTGCAAGGGCCTGAAGTTCTCGCAGTGCCCGGTGGACTTCCTCGACATGCTGGCCGAGACGTTCGACTACTTCGCGGACAAGGCGGAGAAGTCGGGCGAGACAACCACCGCCGGTAAGCCTGTGGCGCCCTACAAGCGCCAGGACGCGGCGAGAGCGCGAGGCTGGGCGGCGAGGCTCAGGTCTGGGACATTCAAGCCACAGGCGAACGGCTCAGCCGATGGATGGGGCGACGTGGGCGGCGACGACGCCGGATTCTGATGAGCCAGGATCAAGCGGTCTTTCCGGCGACCATTGACGCGGGCTTGTGTCAGTGCGGTTGCGGTCACAAGACAGCGATCAGCCCGCGCAATTGGAAACGGATGGGCTACGTCAAGGGCCAGCCGTTCAGGTTTGTCCCTGGCCATAACCGTCGCATCACTCGCGAGGCCACGGTTTACCGGCGCCAGCGTGTGCAAGGCAGTAAGCACGGTTCAGTGCTCGAGCACATCCTGATCGCGGGGCGGGCTCTCGGGAAGCCTCTGCCTGCTGGCGCTCAAGTGCATCACCTTGACGAGAATCGCCGCAACAACGCGAACATCAACCTAGTGATTTGTCAGGACCAGAAGTACCACCACCTACTGCACACACGCGCGCGCGTTCTGCGTGCCGGCGGAAACCCAAATACCGAGTCGGTCTGCCGAAAGTGCAACACAGTGAAGCCCTTTTCTGCCTTCAACAGGGGAAACCAGACGCTCTGCCGCGCTTGTAAGGCTGTCTATTTCGCATGGTGGCAAGCCAGAAAGGCCGCGCAATGAGCCGAGATCAAGCGGTGTTCGTCGGGCGCGTCGATGGCGAAGGCCGTATCAGGTTGGACTTCCCTGAACAGCAGCGAGCCTACTGTAGGCGGAAACTGGCCGGACAGTGCATCGACGTGATCGTGGCGCCGCAAGGCCACGCGAAAACGCGATCCCAAGAATGCGGATTCCATTCCATGATCGCGCCCTGGGCGCGCGATGAAGGCCACCGGATTGACGACCTGAAGCGGGATCTGCTCCGCGCGATCTTCGGCGAGCAGGAGCACACCAATCCGATCACCGGGGAAGTCACGATGGTGCTCCGTGAACCGCACACGTCGAAGCTGAACCGTGCGCAGTACCGCGAACTCATCGAGCGGACGCTAGACATCGGGGCCGAGTGCGGGGTCGTGCTCATCGCGCCGAACGAATACAAAGAACTCAAAGAGAAAGAGCGCAAGCGGCAGGCGCGTGAGGCGGTGCCGGCGTGAGCCTCTTACGCAGCGCCATGCGGACCATTCACGACGACAAGGCGCAGAAGCAGCGGAACAAGACCCGCGACCGGGCGCACGCCTACCGGCTGGTGAACGTGCGCGATCGCTACCGCTGCCGCGCGTGCGGCCGGCCAGGCGTGGAGCATCACCACATCCGCGGCCGGCAGATTCGGAATGCGGAACACAGCTCGAACGTGATTCTGATCTGCCGAGAATGCCACAACCTGCGGCACGTCAAGCGCGTGCTGGTCATCACGGGCAACGCGGATTCCCGCGTGACATTCGAGAACACCGAGACGGGCAAGACCTGGGACGGCTAGTTTGATCTTCCCCGTGCAGGGGTGCGCGGGGTTGTGCAGGACGGAAACCGTGTGGCCCCGAGCGGTCGGCCAATCGGGGCAACTGAATGGAGCGGAGACAGCGGTGAGAGACGGTAAACCACGCAAGCGAGGCCATTACTACCGCTACGCCTGCCACGAGTTCGGCGGAGGCCATCTGCCGTTGCTGCAGCTCGGGGCGATTGTTGCCGAGGCGGTTGGGATGCCTGAGCCGAGGGACCGAGACGCGGCGTACCTCGTGTTCCGCGCGTTCTTCGAGAGCGACCCGAAGAACCGCCGCGAGTGGCGGCGTACCGTCGATCGCCAGCGCGGCAAGAAGCAGAAGCGCCAGGGCCGGCCGCACCGATTCAATTCCAATAAGTCCGAGGCACCCGATCCAACGACGGACGCTTTCCTGAGAAGTTTCCAATGGCGGCAGCTCCGGATGGTCGTGCTGGTGAAGCGCGGCAATCGGTGCGAGTGCTGCGGGGCCAGTCCGAAGGACGGCATCACGATTCACGTTGATCACATTAAGCCGCGACGGCGTTTTCCTGAACTCGCGCTCGTAGAGGCGAATCTTCAGGTCTTGTGCGAGGTCTGTAACCACGGCAAAGCCGGATGGGATTACACGGACTGGCGCACCGCTGGCGCGCAGACGCCTAGGGAGAGCTTCAAGGATTCCCCTATACCTGGGTCCGGTGACGGTGACGGGCTGATGCCTGTTGCGACACGGCCGCGGCTGGTACGACGAACGCAAGAAGGCCGCGCCGACGAGGTGAACGCAGCGATCCGATCGGCTGGATAGCTACGGTCTCGTAGTCAGGGAGTGGTCTCGTGATCTTGCTTCTTGGGTATCAGCCCAGAGCCGGAGCCGGGGCGGGGGAATCCGTGTATCTGATCGAACACTGAAGCAGATCGAGAGAAATCCAGGCAGCGAGGGAGTCAAGGTTGATGGCTCACGACAGATGCCCGACGTGTGGACAGAAGATGCCGCAGGCGCTCGTCGTCACGGGTCCAGCCGTGCTGCTGTTCCCGACAGTCGGCGGGATGACCGCAGGGCCGCAGGAATGGGCGTTGACCCAGGCGCAGCTCGACGACTGGCAAGAGGGCTTTCCGAACTTGGATGTGCTGGGGGAATGCCGCAAGGCGCGGATCTGGATTCTGGCGGATTTGGCCCGGCGAAAGACGGCTAAGGGGATGCCGAAGTTTCTGGCGGCGTGGCTTACGCGGTCGGTGGATCGGCCGCAGATGCGGAACGTGGTGCCGCTCCGGGAACGGCCGGTGGACAAGGGCGCGCAGACGGTGATTGAAGCGCAGGCGGCGCTGGACGAGTTGGACGCGATGAGGCGGTATGGCCGTTGACGAGTCGATTCTGCGGATGAACGCCCTGGCAAAGTTGGCGGTACGCCGTCAGGCGGCGGTGGGGCGGGAGACGCTCAAGACGTACATCGCGGACGAGGCGTTGTCACTGGTGCCGCTCAGGCTGTTCGAGCGCGTGTGCGACGAGATCGGGCGAAGTGAGCGGCAGGAGGGCGAACCGGCGATGCCGTCCTTGGGCACGATTCTGGGGCGGTGTCGGACCATCCAGCGGCATGAGCAGAACGAGGCGGAGAGTCGGCGGCTGTTGGCGCCGCCTGCGGGTGAGTTCGTATCGGCGGAGAAGTTGGCGGAGTTCAAGGCGAAGGTGAGGGCGGCGGTGGAGCGGAGGCGGATGCGATGAGGCGCGCCGCTCGACGCGACACGACGCACGCGGAGGTGCGTGACGCCTTCCGCGATCTCGGTTGTCTCGTGCTGGAACTCAACGGCGCGATTGACCTGTTGGTGCTGGAGAACGGCGTGCTGAGCCTGGTCGATTGCAAGACGCCGAAGTCGAAGGCGGGTCGGATCACGCGGACCAAGACGCAGCAGAAGCTCGACGCGGAAGGCTGGCCGGTGATCTACGTGACATCCGCGGAGCGGGCCGTGGCGTTAGTGAAGGCGTGGCGGAGGGCGGCATGACTGGGCTTCAGTTACTCGGCGCGATGGCGTGCGGCTTCTCAGTCGCCCTGGTGTATGCCGCTTATTACTTGCACAAGGACTCGCGGCGGCATCAGCTGAGCGAGCGGCACGTGCGGTGCGTGGCCTGTGATCGGTTCCGTCCGGTGAGTCAGGCACGGGAAGTGAAAAGGCCGTTGGTGCTGCCGGGTCGGCCGATGTGGCTAGAGCCTGTGTGGGTGTGCAGAGAGTGCGAGAGCACGAAGGAGGCGGCTTGAAACGCGCGACACAGGTTGAGCTCCGTCGGTCAATGGCGGTGTATCTCCGCGCCGAGCGCGCGACGGCGAAGTCTCGCCGAGACGCCGAGCGGGCCTACTTCCGGCTGAAGCTGGGGATGCGTGCGGCTGGGCAGGAACTCCAAACCGACACATCCAAAACGTTCATCACCAGCGCAATGGAATCGATGTCGCTGGCGATGACGGCCGAGATCAACGCGCGGCACCAGCGGCGCAGCGAAGTGGAAGCACTCGCGGATTTGATGGGACTCGCATGAGCACTGCTAAGGACGTGGCGCGGCATCTGTTAGTTGTGCTTGTGAAGGATCTTGGCTACGTCCAAGAGCCGATGCACGGGCATAACCCGATGCGGCATCAGTTCGCGTGGGGTTACGTGAAGGAGCATCTGACCGCCGATGAAATCGAGACATGTGTGGGCGAGTGCGTGAAAGACCTGCGTCGTGACGGCACGCGAGAGATGTCGAACATCAGCGCGTCTGGCAACCGCGTGCAAAGCGTAGTCCAGACAGGCGATAGCAGCCGCATCAGTGATCTTCGATGAGCACCGCGCCTTGTCTCCCAGGTTTGTTCTCGCCGGTTGATCCGAAGCCGGTGTCTCCTGTCGCGGCCGAGCGCCAGCGCCTGAACGCGGCGGCCTTGAGGGTTGAGCCGCAGAGTTTCGCGGAGCAGTTGGCGGCGTACTTCAAGGCCCGGCCCAATGTTTGGGTGGACGGCTTCGATCTCGCGATGGTGGCCGGTGGGTATGCGTGGAGGACGCGCGTCAGCGACATCCGCAAGCCGCCGTTCAACATGACGATTCAAAATCGGCAAGTGCGGATCGCGGGGTCGAAAGCGGTGGCCTCGCAGTATCGGTTTGTGCCCCATGAGTGAATGCTGTCTCTGCGGCGCGTCCTCGGCGACGGTGCAGGCGAAGCCCATCAACGGACTACCTGCTGATGTGGCGTGCTGCGATGCGTGCCGGTTGGCGATCAAGCAGCGGTTGGCTGGCGTGGTCCGGCGGGCGGATGGCCGCCTGCACAAGACCGATGCGAGAAAGGCTGACGTGGAGCCGTACTACCAAGATTCGCACGTGACGCTGTACCACGGGGACAGTCGCGACGTGGTGTCGATCATCGGCGGGTCGTGGGAGGCGGTGATTACTGATCCCGTGTGGCCGAATGCGCCGGAGACGGTGCCGGGCTGGGACGAGCACGAGGCGCTGATTCGCTCGTTGTCGCAGCTCGTGCTCGGCCGCGCAAGCAGGCTGATCGTTCATTTGTCGTCCACGTCTGATCCGCGCTGGCTGGTGAACGTGCCGAAGGAGTGGCCGTACCTGATGAGCCAGCAGCTTGAGTACGCGATGCCGAGTTATCGCGGGCGGTCGATGTTGAACGACGCAGCGTACGCCTTTGGCGCATTCCCGGCCCGGAAGGATTCGCCGGGGCAAGTCGTGCCGGGACGGATCACTTGCACGGCACCGCGAGACATCAAACAGCACGAGCATCCGGCGGCGCGTTCGTACCAGCACGTCGCGGGCCTCGTGAAGTGGTGGGCGGGGAAAGGTCCGGTGCTCGATCCGTTCGCGGGCAGCGGGACGACACTGCTGGCCTGCAAGAACGCGGGCGTGCCCGTCGTCGGCGTTGAGCGCGAGGAGCGGTTCTGCGAGCTTATCGTGTCGCGGCTGCAACAAGCGCGCATGACGTTTGAGTTACCGGCGGACGATCCGGTCCGCCTCGAGACCGGGACGTAGGGAGGGGACTTTGACGACGATTGAGCGCGGCTACTCGTTCCAGTTGAACCGCGACGGGACCAGGCTGATCTGCGGCTACGAAACCTGCCGCCTGATCGACTTGGAATCTGGCGACGAATACCCGTGGGATCTGAACGGCTCAGGGGCGTGGTATCCGGGCGGCTGGAACGGCTACGAGCAGTCCGTCGTGTTCATGCCGACGCAGGATAACCCTCCGATGACGGAAGCCCGCTGGTGGTCAGGTGGGGGCGTCCACGGCACTATCGGGCTCCCGGAGCAGGCCATCGGCCACGCCGGCCTCGCCATGATTGACGGACAGCGACTGTCAACGAACGGCAGTCGGATCTGGTTCGGCTACGCGGACATCACGCCGGAGCCGTTTCTGGGCGTGGTCTGGAGCGACATCTACCACTACGGCTACAAGCGCGGTTGGGACGGCGGCGGGCCGTTCGTGGTGCGGCGGACGGGCGATAACGTCATCGTGCGCGTGATTGACGCCGCTGGCCTCTGGGAACGCCCCTACACGCTCTCAGATGGCGTTTGGGTGGCTGGGCAGTATTCGTTGGGGTCATGGGTGCAGTCGCCGAGCGTGACGGTGACGCTCCCGGCGCGTGAACTTCCCGGCCCGGTGTTTGAATCGGCCGGCGTGCCCTACGTCGTCTCGGCGGTCATGGGCGCCCAGCAGAATCCGCGCGGCGTGATGGTGCGCCCGTGGACCGAGCTGGTCAACGGCACACTGCGCGGCTGGTATTTGGACGGCGTGCGCCATCAGCAGCTCCAGGCGAGAGTCCGGCCGGACGGCATGGTCGTAGTTGGCGGCGCCGAGTTTCCCGGCTCGGGCCTCATCACGATTGCCGAGTTCAGCACGTCTCAGCCGATGGGCCTCGTCCCGCCCGAGACAGTTGAACCCCCGATTGATCCCCCGGTAGATCCCCCCGATGGAGGCGACATGACCGAAGCGCAGTATCAGGAATTGCTGACCGAGGTGAAGAAGGCATCGACGGCGGCACAGAACGCGGAGACCGCGGCGAAGTCTGCCGAGACAGCCGCGAAAGCCGCCGTGCTGTTGGTGACGGATGCCCCGGTGCGTATCCCGTATCTCGGCACGGGACGATTGAACCCGAAGTAGGAGGCACATGAAGAAACGCCGTCATATCCCAAGTGCTGACGAGTTCAAGGAACGCATGGCTGGCGATTCGTCGCTTCGTCCGCCTACCGATCCTGATGATGCGCAGATGCGCAACCGCCTGATTGAGCGCGCGCTGAAAATGAAGCGCGAAATCGAGATCGACCTTAACACGGTGCGGTACTGGAATGAGCGTGTTCGGAAGCCTGGCGAACAAGAAATCGATCCAGACCCGCACGGAGAGTATGCCGCCGCGCTCGCGTGGCTGAACAAGTTGATCGCCAGCGGTGTTCCGTGACGGATCTCCTGCGCTATCCCTTGTCGCTGGTGGCGCTCGGGCTGGGCCTCTGGTGGATGTACCGGCTGGCGCGGCATCGGCCGGAGCCGTGGCAGGCCGACAGAGTTAGCGATCGGTGGCGGATTAACCTCGCAAGGAAACGGTAACGTCATAACAGGCAGGAGAATCACATGAATCAGGCACCTCAGGCATACACAGGCAATGGCGGGATCAAGAGCACGTCGCTCAGCGGCATGGCTGGCATGCCGGCTCCACCGAAGCCGCCGACGCCGCTTCACGATCGGTTACAGACGCTTGCGGACGTTGTGACCGCGCTGGACAAGCGCGTACAGGATCTCGCGATCCAGCTCGGGCCGGTGCTGATGGCATCCGCACCCACGGCAGCCGGCGGAGAGCCAGACGCGAATGTGTCTCACGGCTATGTCGTGGACTCGCTGAGCGGGACCATTATGCGGCTGAACCTGATCGCCGACGCGATTGATTCTATCCAGAACCGGCTCGTGGTCTGAGTGGCGGAGGCGGCGCGCGAAGGAGGGGCGGTTGTGATAGGATCAAGCGGAGTTAGCGGCCGTTTGAGCGACCGCCAACCCCTCACCAGCAGCCCGCGCACAGGAGGCGCGTAACCGATGGCTGACCAAGATTCTACCCCGACCACTGACGATCTCACCGCCCTCCGTGCGCGGGTGGCGGATCTGGAAGCGGAGCGCGACAAGTTGAAAGCGTTTAAGGCGTGGACACACGACTATCTCGACAAGCAGGGCGTGCCGCATCATCCGCCGGGGCCGCACGGGGCTGAAGGGTGCCGCATTGGCGATCGGATGGACTGGTTCGTCGCGCAACTCGTCGCCCGTGACGCCCGCATCGCGCAGGTGTTGGCGCTTCCGGTGACAGAGTTCGACATCGGCCGTGAGGACATCGTCTATTTCAAGCCATTCGTTCGGGCTGATAGGGTCCGCGCCCTCCTCGTGCCGCAGGAGGGACAGTCGTGACTGAAGCGCAGAAGCGTCTGCGGCGACTAGCCAGGAAGCATGGGCAGCTTGCCATCAATTCGATTCGCCGGGCGCTCTTTCCGGTTTATGACGGTGACGGGGAACTTCACGAAGGTTTCGCTATAAGGGACGCGATCAAGGCGGCTCACTTCGCAATCTTGAGCATGGACAGGCCGGAGCCTCCCCATGTCTAAGCCGCCCCGCCCGAGGCCGGTGACGCGGTTGAACTACAAGAAGCAATGGGAATTGCTACGTCGTGACCTGACCATCATGAAAGAGTCGGGAGCGTTCCCTTACGTGCAGCCTGAGTTGGTTCTTTCGTGGATGACCATGATTGAGAACCGCCGCTCCCGGCCCCGGAGGACGCGATGAGGCGGCTATCCGTGGCGCTGTTGGTTCTGATGCCGCTCTTGCCGTGTTGGACGGTGCAGGTAGTTAATCCGCAGTTGTCGGATGGTCGGGTCTGCTGCCGCATGGAAACGCGCGTGGAGTGCGTGAGTTTGGCTGACATGCTGCGCCAGTGGATGAACAGGAGAATCAGATGCGTAACCACGGACACATTCCAGCGATGCCGCCAATAATCTATCGTGGCCACCCACGTCAAGCGAAGCAGCGCCAACCCGACGACATGAGCCCGGTGACGCGGTGCCCACATTGCGCTGGCATCGTCACCATCGCCAAGAAGCGCATCGCTGGAATGTGGTGGTGGCGAGTTGAATGTGGCTGTTTTGCGTGGAGCGCGACAGAGCAACTGGCCATCGCCAAGTGGAACCGCCGCTCCCGGCCCCGGAGGCCATCATGAGGAAGCGCCCGAGGCCGGTGACGCTGAAGGCTTGTCCGTTCTGTGGCGGCAAGGCGAAATACGCCGTGGTTGAAGGGGGCGAGAATGACGGCGGCCATTTCATCTACTGCGCGTCGTGCGAAGTCTCCACGCGGTTGTGGTTCCCCATCAAGGACCCGGTAGAGCGAATCGTGACTGAGGCGTGGAACCGCCGCTCCCGGCCCCGGAGGACGCGATGAGCGAATCACAGACACGAATGCTCGCGGCGATTCGTCAGCACGCGAAGGCGGACGGCTGGGCCGATTGGACTGATGTGTATAACGAGTGGGACCCGCAGAATGTCCCGCCACAGTTTGCAGGTCAGGCAGCGCAGCGAGTCGTTGATGCGTTGGTGCGTAGCGGCACGGTGGAGTGCGATGGCGGACGCATCCGCGAACTGAAGCGCCACCATGGACCGCGAGGAGCGACGACCATGACGCCGGATACGAACGAAACGCTGCCCAAGTCTGAAGTGTGGCGACGACGCGCCGACATCGTGAAGCAGCATCCCTCGACTGAGTGTTATTGGCCGACCACAGAGCGCGAGTGCCGAGAGGTCGCCTCCGACGCCGAGGCGCTGGAGCAGGTGCGGGCTTACGCGGAGTCGTTGACTGTCGAGCAAGCCGATGACGTGGTTGAGGTATGCAAACACATTCTCACACTCTTGGAGGCCCGATGACCGCCGCGAAGAAGTGGAAGGCGCTGGCATGACTCAATTTGCGATCTACGCCCCGCCGGGCTTAGGCGTTGAATACCGAGCCCAGATCGAGGCCGAGAGCCCCAAGCGTGCGCGGATTCGCTACTTCAATGGTTCCGGATGGCAGGTTGTGTGGGTCGCCAAAACGTCACTACGGCCTGACGCCTTGGAGGATCTGTGACGCCATCGAAGTTCCGCCTACTGAGAGCGTGGATTATCGACAGCATCGGCCAGTGTCAGGTGAAGGGCTGTCCGCAGTGCCTTGGCAAGCGCCAAGTGCTGACGAAGTTGGATCGCCTCTCCCGGCGGCCGACGCAGGCGAGGGGCAAGCGATGACGTGTCGGCCGTGCGGCGGCATGGGCTACGTGATTGGCATCTACCCGAGACAAGGGATGGTCTATCGCGATACGGGCATCATCGTGTGCCCGAAGTGCAAGGGCAATGGACGCAAGCCGCCCACGCGGGGAAGGAGACGGAGGACGTGAGCGACGAGAAACGATTCGAGGCGGCGAAGGTGGCCGGGTTGGCTCAAGACATCGAGCGCCTGGAGAGCGAAGTGGCGCGACTGCGTCAAGTCAGCAAGGACGCCGATTCGGCAAAGAACAAGGCCGAGTGCGAGTTGGCCAACAAACGCTCAGAGTTCACACGCTATGTAGACGGCCAGATTGACGAGCGCGCGATGACGCCACGCCAGCGGCCGATGCCGGTGCAGCGCTAATACGCCGGGCTGATCCGCCGAGAGGGAGAGACGGGACATGGATGAGATTCCGCGCCGTTGTCAGATGGAACACTGGACTCCAGCCGAACGTGCTATTTACGACGCGATGCAGGCCGTGGAAGCGATGCCCGCCGACACGCGGCTAACCAGCGCCGTTATCAAGCTCGGTGACGCGCAGAACCTCGTGGCGGACTTTGTAGACGGCGTGCAGCAGGCCCAGCCTGCGCCCACCCCCTCGGGGCCAGCGGCGGATTCGCCCAACGCTGTTGAGCGGTTGGTTAAGGCGGTTGAGTCCATACACTGCGAAGATATCTCCGAAGTAAGTTGCTACACGGTGAACGACGATACCGCTGTGTCTCACGGCCCAGACTGTCCACGCGAAGCGCTCCGCGAAGCCCTGCGCCGTCTCCGGGAGGCGGATTCAGCCTTGAAGGCGCTGGTGATCGATGCTCGGCGCCTCTGTGATCGAAACCTGGGCGGCACCTACGAGGAAGATTGTCGCCGGTCGATTGCGCGTGCGGAGGCGGCGGCCCGATCCCGAGGTGGGGCGTGAGCGAACAATACGACTTTGACCATCACGCGCACGACCTTGCCCTGATGGCTGTGGCTCAACCGCTTTACGAGATGATTGAGCGGCGGACGAGGGAGAACGTCGTCCATCCGCAGCCGAACGAGGACTTTGACATCGGCCGGTTATCGGCGGCGTTATCAATCATCGAAGGCGAGATCGATCCCGAATGTCCTGAGTTCAAGGTCGAGCAGCAGCGACGTTGCGACGATCGGTTGACATGGGCTATGGCTGGAGGGCTGTGCTTGACCCACGGCGGCAGTCAGCCTGAGAACTTTGTCACCCTCGCCATGGATGATGCGAACGCGGCGATAGAGTTCACGATTCTTGAATACGGCCCGGTTGTTTACGAGTGGCGCGATCCATGCTGGGACGGGCAAATCAAGGACGGTCGTATCGGTGACGAACGCGACCTCGCGTATCAGCGATGCAAGGATACCCTGGGAGTGAAGCGATGACTGACACCCCCTCTCTGCGGGCCGTCCTGACGGAGGCGCTACCGCAGCTTCCGTCGCGTGACGACTTTGAGAAACTCGTAGAAGCCCTCACCCGCTGGCACGAGGCGGCGGTCGCCGAGATGCAGGAGATCCTCGGGCGCGACATTGACGCCAGAGACAAACGCATCGCAGCCTTGCAGGTCGAGCACGCGCGGCTGACGGCGGCACAGGAGGCCAAGCCAAAGCCGTTCTGCCTCCATATCAATCAAGAGAACCGCACTGATGGCCTGTATTGCGTGTCCTGCGGAGCGAAGGTCAGCCCGTATGACTTTGACCCACGGTGAGGCGAATGGGAGCCACAGGCCTAATCTCTCCTAACTGCTCATGCCTAGAGTTTGAGGACGACAAGTCCGACCGATGCGGCAACTGCCGGTTCTTCGCCTGCCACGTCTGCACGTATCCTAACGCTGGGATGTGCAGACGGCACGCGCCCATCGGCGAGGCTGCGGTGATGGCATCGAGGGGCAAGTGGCCCGCAACAGCGCGGGAAGATTGGTGCGGCGACTACGAACGGCGTCCCCTCCCCGCCCCACCCGGAGCCGCCGAGTGAGCCAGGGCGGTTTGACGCTGGGCGTAAACTGAAGTTAGGCGCATGCCCGCAAAGCAGCTCAGCGAGAAAGAACAGCGGTTTGTGGAGGCGTACACGGGCGAGGCCGCAGGGAACGCCAGCGAAGCGGCCCGAGCGGCCGGTTACAGCGAGCGGTCTGCTGGCGAACTCGGGTATCGGTTGTTGAAGAAAGTTGAAATCGTGGAGGCCATTGAAGCCCGTCAGCGCCAGCGCGAGAACGCGGCCATTGCGACCGCCGCGGAACGTGACGAGATTCTGACGCTCGCGGCCCGCGCGGCTGAGGCCGATTGGCACGTCCGCATCAAGGCCATTGCCGAGTTGAACAAAGTCGGCGGTCGGCACCTCACGCGGCTGTCTGGCCCGGACGGCAAGCCGCTCCAGGCGCCCATTGTGAATCTCATCATGCACGGCCAGCCCACGAATGGCCACGGGTAGGCCCGTCGTCAACCTGAAGCTGACGCGGCCTCAGACTGAGGCGATCCAGTCGTCAGCGCCGTACGTCGATATCGAAGGCGGGCTCCGCGGCAGTAAGTCCACCGCCGCGCACATCAAGGCGTACGTGCTGATCAATCAGCATCCAGGCATTGACTGCTTGATGAGCCGCTACACCGATGAGGACACGTTCGGCGAGTTGGCGCCGCGGTGGCGGAGTTTCGCCGAGGCGCACGGGTTGCAGCTCGCGTGGAACTCGTCTGAGGGCTATGACGAGGTCGTGAACGGGCCGGTGGGAGTCAGCGGCCACCGGGCACGGGTGTACCTGCGCGGGTTACGGAGCGCGGACACAGCCAGGCCCTACGCGAAGGTGCGCGGCTTGAACCTGGGCCACATCCACATCGAGCAGGCCGAGGAATTGCCGTCAGGCTGGCATGGGGAGTTGGTCGGCCGACTCTCGCAGCAGGGCTATCCGCATTCGCTCTGGTACACGCCGCAGCCGGTCAATCAAGACCACTGGATCGCCAAGCTCTTTCCCGAAACCAATCCCGACCCGATGTATCACTACATCCGCACGAACTGCTACGAGAACCGGGAGAACCTGCCGCCGGGCTATATCGAACAGCTTGAGGCGGCGTACCCGGTGGGGTCCGCGCAGCGGCGCACGCTGCTCGAGGGCCGGCGCGGCCTGGCGATTCAAGGCGAGGCGGTGTACGCGGGCTACTTCCACCGGCATCTGCACGTGAGCGAGGACGTGGCGATCGACCGGCACACGCCGCTGATTGAGTCGTGGGACTTTGGGCACGGGCATCCGTGCGTGAGCTGGCGGCAGTACCTCACGATTGGCCGGCTGCAGGTCTTGGGCGCGGTCATGGGCGAGAACATGTTTCTGGAGGACTTCGTGCCGGCGGCCTTGCGCTACCGGGCCGAGTGGTGCCCGAACCCGCTGACCATCTACACGACCGGCGACCCCGCTGGGCTGGACATCACGAACCAGGGCGTGTCGGTGTCCAAGGTCAGGGACATCTTGGCTGAACATGGCGTGCATCCCATCGTGGACGAGCGCATGTTGTCAGCCAACCGGCCCGAGATTCGCTATCAGGCGATTCAGAACCAGAGCCAGCAGATGCGGCGGTTCGCCTTCGACGGCAAGCCCGCGTTCCTCATTCACCCGCGGGCGGTGGTGCTGACGGCCAAGGGGCCGCAGTGGACGACGTTTGCGGTCGATGGGTATGAGGCGGGTTACGTCTGGGACACGCGGGCCGTGATTGGCATGGCGGCCGGCATCCGGCGCCCGAAGAAAGACGGCTACTACGACCATTACCAGAATACCGAGGAGTACGCGACGATCGCGTTCGCCCCGGCCCAGCCCACGCAGCAGAGCCAGAAGAAGGCCGAGCGGGCGGCGATTCGGCGGGCGCAGCGGGACGACGACGATCGGCCGGTGCGCCAGGTGGCCGGCCGCGGCGGCTACTGATTACGTCAAACACCGTCACCCATACCGTGTTTCACATAATGCGTTACGGTCTTTGACGTATTGACAACGGGGGTAAACTAGAACAAGCCTTGCCCCGAGCCCCCCAAGACGCGATGGTGCCGCGCCTCTCGCCCGAGAGGAAGCAGGCGCTTACGCAGTTCCTCGTGGAACATCTCGAACAAGCCGAAGAAGCCCGTCACGAGTTCGTGAAAGACGGCGGGCTGTACGACATCGCGCACGGGCTCTATGAGCAGGCACAGCGGTCACGGCCTGGCGCGTGGCCGGGGGCGGCGGACCTGGCCTCGTATCTGCCGACCGAGAAGGTGGACGCGCTGAAGGCCCGGTTCATGAAGATCCTGTTCGGGCCTGATCCGGTCTGTTACGTCGAAGGCTGGGGCGAGACAGACGAGCGCTGCGCGAAGGTGGAAGCGTTCCACCAGTGGAAGCTCGAAGATACGCGGCTGCAGTCGATCATTGCCAAGGCCATCCACGTGGCCTTGATTGAACAGAACGGCATTCTGGAAGTCTGTGACGCCTACCGGACGCACAAGCTGCGCGATCAGTTCATGGCGAAGGCGAAGGGCGATGCCTTTGGTGGGGCGGAGCTGGACGCCGAAGGCGAGATGACGCCCGAGAAAGACGAAGCTGGGCGGCTCGTGCCGTGGCAGGGCGACGAACGCCAGCCGCGGGTCGAGGTCATCCGGGAATCAGCCATCGGCCCGTATGCGAATGGCCCGGCCTATCGGCTGATCAACAGCAAGGATTTCCAGTTCCTGCCGGCGCACGCCAAGTCCGAGGACGAGGTATTCGGCCGGTTCAAGCGGTGCTGGGTGCGGCTGTCGGACCTCGAAGCCCGCGTGGATGACAAACTCTACGACAAGGACGCGGTCGCCAAGATTGGCAAGGACAGCGAGCGCGACCAACGGGCCGAGCACGCCCGGCAAAGCGTCGTGGTGCAGTCCCGTGAAGATCAGACAGCCGAAAAGGAACTCTGGGAAGGCCAGGTGCTCTACGACATCGACGGCGACGGGGTCGATGAGTGGCTGTATGTCTGCCTGAGCCTGCGCCATCAAGTGCTGCTCCGGGTCGCCTACGATCCGATTCCGAGTTCGCGGTTTATCAACTTCGTGCCGTTCCCGCGGCCCGATAGCGTGTGGGGCTATTCGTTCCTGTTGCACAAGCTGTGGACGATTGCCGACGCCCACACGGCGCAGCGGAACATGATCGCGGATCGGTCAGCCTTGGCCACCAAGGCCCCGATGACGCGGCGGAAGAACAGCGTGTACGAACCTGACGAAGAACCGTGGGCGCCTGGCGCCTTGCTCACCGTCACGGACCATGACGACCTGAAGCCGCTGATTGTCCCGGACGTGCCGGCCTCGGCGCAGTGGATTGTCACGGAGACGCTGGGGGCGGCCGAGCGCGTGACGGGCATCGGCGATCAGGCGGTCTCAGGCGTCAAGCCCACGAGCGGTCAGACGGCCACAGGCGCGTCGATCGTGGCGCAGGCGGCCTATGTGCGCGTGGAGGATGCGATCATGCACCTCCGCGAAAGCCTGGAAGATTTGTATCTGCTCAATAACGCCTTCTGGATTCGCGCGCTCGAGCAGAACGAACTACTCGGCCGGTATCCCGCCAAAGGGACACAGGCGCTGGATTTGGAGCGGCGCGGGATTCAGCTCCCCGAAGATGGGCCGTTTGCGTTCAAGGCGGCCGATCTCCGTGGTTCGTTCCGGTTCAAGCCGGCCGGGAGCACGGAAACCGCCGACAAGCAGATCCAGCGGCAGGAGTTCTCGGTCTTTATCTCGCAGGCGCTGCCGGCCATCTTGCAGATGTCGCCGCAGCTGGCGCAGATGATGCAGATGAACCCGCGGATTGGGATCAAGCTGATGGAATCCGCACTCCGGCTCTACGACATGCGCGATTTGCAGGCCGAGTTTGCGAAGCTCTTGGGGCCGACGGGGGCGCAGCCCGAGATGGGCGCGGGCGCGATGAGCCCGATGCTCAGTGGCCTCTTGCAGATGGTCGGCGGGGCTGGAGGTGCAGGCGGGCCGATGCCGGGAGCCCTCCCGCCTGTCCCGGCCCCGCCGGTCGATCAGCCGCCGGGTGTGATGTAACCGCACGTTTCAATCTGAAGGGGTTCAGATGAAGTTCAGGATCGACATCGAAGAAGGCGGCGAGATCCCGCGTGGGTACGGCGTGGCGTATCGGCCGTGGGCGACTCGCAACGGTTGCGTGGCGATGCCGATTCCGCTCAATTTGATTGTCGGGGCGTTTCGGAATGGCTATGCGGCGTTGGTGCATGGGTTCGCGGCGACATCGTTCGACCGCAAGCTGCTCCACGCCCGCGGCTCGGCGTGGAAGGCTGGCTACGATGCCGGCCAGCGCGTCGGGCTGAAGGTCGGCACCGATCTAGGCTACACGGCCGGCAAGAAGGCCGCGTTCGACGGCATGTTGGCGCAGTTGGACGCAAGGAAATCCGCATGAGCCTCACCGAGCCGGAGATCGCCGAGCGCGAGGCGCTAGAAGCCTTGGCGCAGTCTGAGGGCTGGCGCATTGTGTCGGCGTTTGTGCAGGCCGGCCGGGCGCCGGAGGCCACGCTGGACCACATCGCGCGAACACTCGGCGGGCAGGATTCGGCCGAAGTCCAGCGTCAGGCCATCCGCGACGTGATGGTGGCTCGGGCGGCGTCCTTGGAAGTCTTGAAGATTCCCGAGGTGCGGCTGAAGAAGTTGAGTGAGTTGGCGGCGTCTCGTGAGCCCGTGGCGATGTCGCCGAGGCGGGCATGAAGGACGCCACGATCATCCGCGCGCTCAGCGGGCACGAGCAGGCGATCCAGAGCACCGCGCAGTACATCGCCTCGCAGATGGAGCGGCAGGCCACGATCAATCGCGGCGTGGAGCAGTTCGCGGCGCATGTCGAAGGCTTTATGTCGATGTCGTTTCGGGCGCGGCTGGGCTGGGTGCTGTTTGGGCGACCGAAGCCGAAGCCTGCTCAGCATGAACCCGCAGCGATCCAGCAGGCGACAGGAGCCGAGCCGGTATGACGCTCCGCCCCATCGGCCCCCGCGTGTTCATCCGCCCCGATGCCATCCCCGAGCCGGAACCCTCGGCCATCATCATCCCGGACACCGACTTCCGCGAGACCGAGAAGCCGACCTCGGGCGTGATTGTGGCGCTTGGCAAGACGCTCTGCCGCGAATGCCGGTCGCAAGTGGAGGGCGAGTTGGCGATTGGCCAGCATGTCGCCTTTCAGCCGGGCGCGGTGTACCACGAGTTTGACTGGCAGGGGGAACTGCTCTGGTCCCTGCCGTTTGACGCCATCATCGGCGTCGTGAGTGAGGACCATGCCGCCTGAAGTTGCCCCGTCAGAATCCCCCGAAACGATTGTGCCCGCCGCCCCGCCCGAGCCGGCTCCGGCTTCGTCTGACCCGCCTGATCCTGGGACACCTCAGACGGAGCCGGAGAATAAAACTGTGCCGCTGTCGGCTTTGCAAGAGGAACGCGGGCGCCGGCAGAACCTGGAGCGGGAGATTTCATCGCTCAGGCAAGCCACGGATGCGTTTGCGCCCGTGGGTGAGGCGCTCCGGTCACGGCCTGACCTCTTGGCGCAGCTCTTGTCCAACGAACCTGCCCCCGAGAAGGGGCCGAAGATTTCCGACACCGATGCGCGCGAGATTGCGCTGGAACTCGCCCTGTACGACGCGCAGGGCCAGCCGAATCTCGACGCCGCGCGGCGTTATCACGGCCGCATGATTGCGACGGCGCAGAAGATTGCCGATACCGTGGTTGAGAAAGCGGTCAAGCCGGTGCAGCAGCAGGCGACGACGATTGCCGCCAAGGCCAAGCGCGACGAAGCCTTTCAGGCGGCCAAAGCGCTGGGCTACGGCGACGAGATCGGCCCGGTGCTGGATGACATCCTCACCAAGAGCCCGGACACGTTCACGAACCCCGAGACGGCTCCCACGGCGCTCATTGCCGCGATCGGGTTCATGGACCTGCAGCAGCGGGCGGCGAAGCTGCAGGGGCGTCAGCCGACGCCGCAGCACACCATCACGCCGACGCCGCCGACGCCGGTATTCACTGAGACACCTGGCGCGCGGCCCGGCAAGACGCCGCTCACCGACCGCGAGACAGCGATTGCGCGGAACGTGGGGATCTCCACCGAGACCTGGCAGCGCGCTGCGGCGTCTCTCGATCAAATCAACAGCGGCAAGGCCCGCGGCGGCCTGAAGTTGGAGGACTGAGCACATGGCGAGACCGAAAGGCACAACGGCTCCAACGGTGGAGGGCACCGGCCCGATTGCGGTGCGGCAGCGGCGTATTCAGGGCGGGCAGCGGAACAACGTGCGCGTGGGCGACGTGCGGCTGGTCAAGCAGGAAGAACCGATGGTCACCCGCTGGGTGAATCCCGAAATCGACGGCCGGTACTTCGACGTGACGGAAGAAAAGGGCTGGGAAGATGTGGCGCCGGCCGACATTGCGGGCGGGTTGCCGCAGGGCTCGATGTTCGCCAAGGACGGCAAGGTCGTACGGGCCGATGGGGCGATTCTGCTCAAGATGCCGAGCGCGGTGTACAAGCAGATCCTCAAGTCCCGCGAGGACGTGTCGGATAAGCGCATGAAGTCCTCGAAGCACATGCGGCAGGCGGCGGCGAATCTGGCCTCGCAGCAGGGCATGAACGACGCGGCCGATCAGGTGATGGGCTCGGGGATGGAAGTGCTGGAGCACGAGATCGGGAAGGACCGGTACGAGCCAGGCCAGCAGGCGCGCGACTGATTTTTTCTTGACAGTGGCCGTATTCTGAATCTGTAACACCCTCGCCGCCGACGAGGTGAGCTTTCGGCGATCGGACAGCGCGCGATCTCATCAGGTCTCGCGCCCTGTCGGCTCCTCGGACCTGATGCACTCGCCTCCCGGTTGGGGCGTTATCCAACCGCTCGGCCCCGGTGGGGCGTTTCGGACCCACCAGCGGCGGCAACGAGCCGATCCAAACGACAACCCTGTCTTTGGAAAGGGGAGGCCCTGTGGCCACCATTTCAGTTAGCACCAACAGTTACATCCGTCCGTACCGGGGGAATCACCGGTTCCGGAACTTCGAGGAAGAGGCGTCTCAGACGTACCGCCTGGGCGCGATCGTCGTGCAGGACGCGACGGCGAAAGAGGAAGTCGAGGAAGCGGGCGCTGATCCGGTCGCGCTCATTCTCGGCATTGCGGCGGAGGCGGCCTCGGCCGTCACCGGCACGCCTCGGCTCGTGTGCATGGCCGAGAACGGCGCCGAGTTTGTCGGCCACATTCAGGACTCGGGCACGCTCGCGGCCGGCTTGATTGGCACCAACTACGCCGTCGTCTACGACACCACCAACCTGATCTGGCGTGTGGACACGTCGGATACGACCAATGCCTGCGTGACGGTGACCGAACTGGTCGATCCCGTCGGCGATGTGAACGGCCGCGTTGCGTTCACGTTTATGCCCAGCACCACGGGCATTTACAAGAACTAGGACGATTCCATGGCCCAAGCACGCGGCACTTTTCCGGGTTTATACGACAACGTAGATAAGGTCGTATTCTCGGTCGCAGAAGAGACCCTCAAGGACATCCCGCCGATCTGGAAGAAGTATTTCCGGACCGAGACGTCCACGCGCAAGTTCGAGCGATACCAGGACTACGCGGCGTTTACGTCACCCAGCCCGCTCTCGGAAGGTGACGACCTCACAACCCAGAACCTCACGCCGGGCTCCCCGAAGGATCTGACCCACCTCAAGTGGCGTCTGGGCTTCGAGGTAACGGAAGAGGCGGCCGATGACGACGAGTTCAGCGTGATCAAGAACTACGCGCGGGGTCTGCGGATGGCCTTGCGGGTGGCGCAGGAGACGTACGCGGCGCGGCTGATTGGCCAGGGCTTCTCGGGCGGCGTGGAAACGACCCCCGACGGCCAGCCGATCTACTCGGCCTCGCATGTGGTCCTGACCGGCGGCACGGCGTCGAATCTGGTCTCGGCGGACCTGTCCCGCACGGCGCTGGAAACGGCGCTGACCTTAGCCCGAACGGACGGCAAGTCGGCCGAAGGCTTCTTTATGGAGCCGCCCTCGGGCTGGTTCCTCGAAGTCCCGCCCGCGCTGGAGTTCCTGGCGACCCGCATCGTCAAGAGCACGAACATCAACGGCTCGGCCGACAACGACATCAACGCGATCAAGGCGAACTACCAGATCGACGTGGTGGTGAACCCGTACATCGCCGACACCGACTCGTGGCGCATCGTGGCGAAGAACCAGATGCACGGCCTCCTGACGATTGTCCGCAAGGCGGTTGCGATGGATGCGCCGGTCACGGTGGACCGCTCGAAGAACCGGCTGTACTCGGCCGGCTTCCGGCAGTCGTGGGGCGCGATCCAGTACCAGGGTGTGGTCGGTTCGCCCGGAGCCTAAGGGGGAGACATGGCAAAGACCTCCCATAGCGGTCCGGTCTACGGGGCGCAGGGCCTCTTGGTCAGCGTCCACAAGGACACGGTCGCCACGAGCCAGACGGATCTCGAAATCTTCGAGCTGGACGTGCCGGCCGACGAGGACTGGTACATCACGCACGTGCGCACCTACTGCGACGTGGCGGGCGCGGTGGCGGCGACGCTCGACATCGAGGACGACGGCACCTCGATTCTGGCGGCGGCGATCACGCTCGTGGCCGATGACAGCGTGAGCACGGCGGTGGCGGCGGATGCGGGTGAGTTTTCCGGTAAGCGCGTGGCGGCAGGGTCGAACCTGACGATTGACGCGACGACCGGGTCCACCACGGCGCCCGACGACATCACGGTTCACATCTACGGCTACGTCCGGTACGTCGGAGCCGAGAGCTAGACCACACAGATGCGTCGCGAGACGGTCCATCGCCGGCCGGCCTGTCCGGAACCCGAGCGATGGGCCGCTCGCGACGACTACGCGACGGAAACAGCGGTCACGAGTTGGATCGCCGCGCTCGTCGCGATGGTGAAACCGGATCTGGTGATTGAGACCGGCAGTTACCTGGGCGATACGGCCGTGGCCATCGCTGAGGCGCTGAAGGCGGAAGGCCGCGGGCGGCTTGTGACGTGTGAGCCGGTGCCGGCGCGAGCAGACAGCGTGCAGGCGCGGGCCAATGGCCTCCCGATGACGGTCTGGGCGGCGTCCTCGCTCACGTATGTGCCAGATGGGCCGGTGGATCTCGTGTTCGCCGATTCCGAGTTCGTGTTGCGCGGGCCGGAGATCCGGTACTTCGCCACGTGGGCGAGTAACAAGGCGGTGGTGGTGCTCCATGACACGACGCCGTGCGGGTATCCGGGCCATGCGCAACTCATCCACGACATGCAGAAGCTGGTCGATGACGGCGTGATCACGCCGTGGACGCTATTTGAGACGCCCCGAGGGGTTGGGGTCGCACGATTCAGGGGGGCCTCGTGATTATCGCGATTGGGATTCCGCATCGGGCGCAAGGCTACGCGAAGTTCTGGCAGCAACTCTATGCGTTAGAGCGTCCTGCTGACGTGACCATTGTCAGGCTGGCGTGCGAAGGGACGTACATCGTCACGCAGCGGAACAACCTGTTCGATCTGGCCGACCAGTCGGGCGCCGATGCGCTCTTGACGGTCGATGACGATCATATTTTGCCGAAGGATGTGCTGACGCGGCTCCTGGCGCGAAACCGGCCCATCGTCTCGGCCCACTACTACACCAGACGCCCTCCGCACTACTCGACGGCGTTTCTCCACATCGAACAGCGGAAGTGGCGGCCGATCTCGGCGCCGTCCGCGCAGGGATTGTTTGACGTCAACGACGGGCTCGTGAAGGTGGACGGCGTCGGGATGGGCTGCATGCTCATCCGCCGCGACGTCTGGACCGCGATGGATCGGCCCTGGTGCCGGGCGGGGCAGTTCGACCCACGCGACGTGGCCGAGGACTTGTCGTTTTGCGTGAATGCGCGGGCGGCTGGGTTTGAGGTGCTGGTCGATCTCGATCTGCCGCTGCCCCACATCATGACGTGCGCGATCACGCCGGAAGCCGGGCGGGTCGATGCCTACCGGATGGTGTCGCTTGCCGACGCCGAACAGATGCGCCAACCGGTCAAGGAGCCGGCGACGGTATGACACTCGAAACAAAAAGCCTGCAGCTGAACGCGGTCGCCACGGGCACCGGGACGGCGGTGGATCTGGGCGGCGTGATGCGGTCGCTTCGGGCCTACGCCACGTTTGCGGCGGATGTCTCGGCCGGCGTCGTCACGATTGAGGAAGCGCCCTCGACCAGCTACGCCGGCACGTGGGCGCCGATTGGCACGCTGAGCTTCGTCAATGGCGGCTGCGCGACACTCGCGCAAGCGGCTGGCGGGGTCTTGGCGGTCCGGGCGCGTATCACCACGACGATCTCCGGCGGCGCCTCGCCGACGGTCACGGTCGTGATTGTGGCGGTGTAGCGATGGCACGAGTCAAGGCGTTCCTGCTCGGCCTCTTTATCGCCTCAGCCACGGTTGTTGTCGCGCAGAACGGGACGTGGGTGCTGCAGAGCGGCGGGCAGTCGCTCGCCACGTCCACGACGGGCACACGGGCCGCCGTCACGATCAAGCAGACCTCGACTGGCCCGATCTTCGAGCTGCAGGGCTCGGATGGCGTGGCCGTGTTCACGGTGGCCGAGGACGGCACGTGTACGGGGCTGGGTTGCGGCTCGGCGTCTACCGACGACTTCGACGCGTCGGCGGAACTCGCGGCCATCATGGACGACGAGACCGGCACGGCCGGGGCGCTCGTGTTCTCGGTCGATCCGGTGTTTACGGGGTCGATCGCGATTCCGCAGGCCGCAGCGCCCACGGTCAACGCGGCCGGTGAGATTGCGCTCGATACGAACCGCTGGGGCACGACGGGTGCTTTTATTGGGTTCGACGGCGCGGCCATCGTCAAGTTCATTGCGATTCTGGACTCGGATACCTGCACGGACAACCAGACAGTCAAGTTTGACGACGACACCGATACGTGGCTCTGCGAGAACGACAACGACACCGGCGGGACGACGGAGTTTGACGATCTGGCCGACCCGTCCGGCAATGGCTCGGTGGCGCTGACGAACACCACGCACATCTGGCTCTCCACGCTCGATGCGGCGGCGGCGGTCATTGAAATCAGCGATACGGACGCGGACGCGGCCAATAACACGATCCTGTTGAAGCTGTCGCATAACGACGGCGCGGACGTGAACGTCATCTATGCGCAGTTTGTCGGGGATAAAGACGGCACGCCGACGACCGACTTTCAGGTGTCGCAGCTCGCGGCCGGCGTCAGGATTCAGCTTGGCTCAGCGGGCGTGTTCATCGACGACGACGGCGACGGCGCCCTCATCATCACCGGCAACAGCACAGGATCAGACGAAAACCTGATCTTCAACTTCGACGACACATCGAACGAAGTGGGGGTGTCGTCCTCCACGAGCGTGGGCATCATCGACTTCGGCGCGATCAACCTGGAAGTCCCCTGCACGGCCTACGACGCGACGGGCTGGAACGGTTCGGAGGCCGTGCCGTGCATGGACGCGATCCGGGACATCCTCGAAACCTTCGTGACGCCGGATGCTGGAGTGGCGACCTGGCTCGTCACGCCGTCCATCGGCAACCTGGGAACTGCGGTGACAGGCGAAGGCACGGGCGTGTTCACGGCGCTGGCGACGAACACGAACGCCTCGGACGGCATCACGACCCCGAACGGCACGGCGACCCTCACCAACAAGACGCTGGACGTGGAAGGGACCGGCAACGTCATTACGACTACACATGAGGTGTCGTTCCCGGTGGCGGTCTGCCAGAACACGACGGCGACCCTCGGCGGGAACACGGCGACGACGGTACCTCCTGTTGCGGTCTGTGAATCCACGGCGGTCGGTGTCGATATCGCGACGGGGTTTGCGACGTTCGAGGGCGACAGCGACATTGAAACCGAGTGGCATCAGTATTGGGGCCGCGTCCCGACCGGCTTTACCGGCACCTTCGCCGCGCAGATCCACTGGCGCGCGATCAGCACGACGACCAATAACGTCGTGTGGCGCGTCAACATTGGCTGTGTCGCGGCGGGTCAAGCCCTCACCGATGTGGTCTGGGCCGAGACGGTGTTCGCGGCCGACGCGAACCTGGGGACCACGCTGCAGCTCAACGACACCGCCGTCACGACGCTCGATACGACCGGATGCGCGGCCGGCGAACAGATGTATTTCCGGGTGAACCGGAATCGCACGACCTCGGGCGACACCCTCGACGCGGACGTGCAGCTCGGGGCGATCACGTTCATCTATCGGAGAGCGCAGTAATGCGCCGAAGGGCCAGCCTCGCGCTCGTCGCGATCTTCGCGGCGACGGTCGTGCTGCTGGCCGACTACGCCTACCTCGAAACATCCACGTCCGTCACGAACGACCCCGATCCGTGGGTGTCGAGCGCCATCACAGTCACGGCTGGGAACTCGTTCGGCACGGTGTGGGTCGTCACGGGCGACTCGGCTGTTGGCGTCGGGTGCGGCACGCCGACCAGTAATCAGTCGGACACGTTTGAATCCACGGTCAATCTGAACCTCGCGACGACGGCCCGGCTGTGCGTGGCGTTTGTGTGCAACTCCGTGGGCGGGTCAACGGCCGTGACGGTGACGCACGGCACCGGCGGGGCTGTGGGCGACATCATCCGCGTGGACGAGTACAGCGGCCTTGCCGATTCGTCCTGTGTCGCCGACTCGGACACGGAAACAGAATCAGGCGTCACGACCACGACCACGCCCGCGGTGGACACCAGCGGAGCCGCGCTGATTTACGGGGCACTGGTCACGAACCAAGATCCGACCATCGGCGGCGCCGGCTCCCCGACGGAGCGATGGGAAGCCACATCAGCCGCCGGGTTTTTGGTGAACGTGCAGGACAAGCGGGCGACAGGGGCCGGAAGCCACACGCTTAATTGGACGATGGCGAGCGCGGTGACGCTGAGCGCGGTCGTGGCGTTGAATGAGGCCGCTGGCGGCGCGGCGCCGTCTCCGCTCCCGGCCACCGTGCGTCCGCGTGGCGGCGGTGGCCTGCCGCTCCTCCTCTCGATGACGCAGCATCCGTTCGGGCCGCGGCTCGTGCAACTGGTGCGGCGTGCGCGATAAGGCAGTGCTGATCACGATAGCCGTCGCGGTGTCGCTCGCGTGGATGCCGTCAGATCAGAAGTGCTGCAAGCCTGGGGTCGGCGGCGGTGAGTTCGCGTTCAGCGACACGCAGGGCGGCTTTACCGAGGAATACACCGACACCGACGTGCGCGACCAAGACGAGACCAACCCGTCCACGTATCTGCCGGTCACGCGGGCCGCGTTCAGGTTTCCGGCGCCGTACAACACCGACGCCTTTCGGTTGACGCTCGGCGCCGATGCGGTCGGGCAGGACTGCCACAACTCAGGGCTTGCGGCGACGGGCTGCATCCGACAGACGGGGTATTCCGACAACTGGATGAACATCTTCAACCAGGGGGCGCCGTCCGGTGACGGGCACGATGTCGTCGAGTATTGGAACAGCTTCGGCAATCTCGGTGTTCACAAAGGCTACGTCACCGTCTCCACGCGAACAGTCAGCCCGTGGGTCAAAATGTTCGAGAACGGCGACCCGCTTGAGGACGTGAACAGCGCGAGTGATAGCTGGCAGACCAGCCTGAACCCGAGCGAACCGCACACGATCTACGTGAAGGGCGGAGAAGGCCACTTGTGGGAGTTCCTTCGCTGCAACACCGGGGCGGGCACCGCGTCGTTGCCGATCTCGTCAACAGACGGCATCGACTGCGTGATCGTGGGCAGCGTCAATTCCCTCGCGGCCCGCACAGCGATCGCAGGCGTGGCCGGCGGGGCTGCGGCGGACTACCTCAACGACGTCAAGATCTGGTCGCCGCACACGGATGCCACCGGGACCAAGTTTTCCGCGACCGTCAAAGACCTCTCTGGGGCTGATGTCGCGAATATCTGGATGACGGCGGCCGACACCTGGATCGCCAAGCCGTTCGGCGGCGACCCGCACATGGATTTGAGTGGCACTTATGGCGGCAACGGAGCCGAAGCGTTATCCGGCTGCCCGGCTTCTTCCGGCATCGACTACTACATCTTCCGGCTCGACACGCCGGGAACCGAGCACTTCATCTGCGACTTCCAGGGCGGCTCTCATCCGTCAGGTGCGCCGGGGCATCTCGCCTACGGGCACGGGTTCGCGGTGTTCTCGGACAACGATGCGGCGGGGTTTGAAGTCCTGAAGCTCTGGGATCTCTCGGACGTCGCTGGTGGTGGTGATCAAATCTTCAGCTACACCATGAGCATCGCGAACGGCTTTGGTCAGCCGTCATGGAACACAGCGGTTCCGGCTGGGACAACGGCCATTGCCAATCAGCAGATGTGCCACACGAACATTCAGAGCGAGTCGGCACCCGGCACCCCGATCCCGCGCGAGCGTGAGCTGGTCTGCTTCCGGCCGGGCGATCCGACCGTGCTGGTCGTGGCGCCGCAAATGACCGACGTGACAGCAGACGGCACTGGCGGCAACGAGGCGGAAAACTTTTACTACAAGGGGCCGAAGCCGAACATCAGCAGCGATGGGCGCTGGTACTACCTCGTCAGCAATCACTGGACCGGCTATATGGACGCGTTCCTGATTCGCATCCCGCGCACAAATCTGCCGATGCCTGGCGCTCCGGCGCCGGTGTCGTTTCTTGAACGCACCCTTCCGCGCGCTCGCGCGGCGCCGGTGTCGTTTCTTGAACGCACCCTTCCGCGCGCTCGCGCGGCGCCGGTGTCGTTTCTTGAACGCACCCTTCCGCGCGCTCGCGGCCAAGTCCGCCAGATTCATTCCGAAGGGGGAGCAATGACAGGACTCAAGACGTGGTGGGCGGCGTTTTCGCCGAAGCAGAAGTGGATCGTGGGCGGGGCCGTGGTGGGACTTCTCGCGTGGGGCCTCTACGCCTCTCGGCTGGTGCATGGCGTGTGGTACGGACGCAGCCTCTACGTCTACTACTACGAACCGAATCGGGAACGGATCGATCTCGCCAATCGCGCCAAGCAAGTACAGGACGAGATTAAGGCGTTCAAGGATCGGGAGAAAGGCAAGTAAGTGGCCACGTTTCTGGAGCTGTACGGGGAGGAACTGACCGAGGCGTTGTCCTCGTCGGATACCTCCCTGATTTTCACGACCGCCCGACGCAAGAGCGCGATCAATCGCGGGCAGCGGTGGTTTGCCGAGCAGACGAGTTGCCTCGTGCGCACGGCCTCGATCACGCTCGTGGACAGCACGGACGAATACGACCTGGAGACGGAGATCGCCGACGAGGATTTCCTGTGGCTCGTGCCGCAGGGCGTGCGCGTCAAGATCGTCTCGGGTTCGACGACGACGTTCTACGCGGGGAAAGACTTCACGCGCCGCACTCTCGCCTGGCTGGACGCGAACAGCCCCGGCTGGCGCACGGCGGCCGATGGCCGACCGTGTGAGTGGTACGAGCGCACAGAAGGCGGAGAGCGGTTCTGGGGCATGACTCCGGCCCCGGATATCTCGGGCGGGGACACCTGGACCGCTCTCTTGCCCTATGCCGTCAAGCCGGAACCGATGGTGGCCGACGCCGACGAACCGTTCACGGTCGATGGCGATGCCTTGGCCATTCTGATTCCGTGGCATGACGCGCTCGTCCATTACGCGGCGTCGAAGCTCGAACTGCTCCGGAAGGACATCGAGCGGTCGCAGTACTTCATGGGGCTGGCCCAACAGCGGGTGCTCGACTACCGCGACAAGAACCGGCCCGTGGGCGGCCGGCAGGTCACGTTCAAGGAACACCCCTACAACCGCGTCGGTGTCAGTCGTGGGGCCGGCTCTGGCTATGAGGACACGGTATGAGCCTCATCCAGATTCGCTATCGCTGCGGGCATGTGTTCCCGGTGAAAGAGACCAAGCCGGCGGTGAAGTGCCCGACGTGCGGGGCGGCGAAAGTGGCGATTATTGCGCCGGCTCCGACCGTGGCGGTGGCGTCGTGAAGGCGATGGACCGGGGCGCGGCGCTTGAGCGAGTCGTGCAAGTCGTGCGGAGTGTCGGCCCGAAGGCGCCGAAGCCGCCGCAGGCGCCGCCTGCGCTCGGGCCGGAACTCATGATTTTCAATGCGCTCCTCAAGTCGCGGATGCCGGAGACGGATGCCGTGACGGAAGTCGAGCGTCAGTCGATGCTCGATCAGATTCTCCGGAGCCTGCCGGCGGGAGGGCAGCCCTAGTGCCGGTGCCGAAGGTGGCGATGGACGTGCAGGATCTCACGGGCGGATTGAACCGCCGGGATGCGGCGTCGATGATCCGCCCGAATCAGGCGCGGCGGCTGCGGAATGTCGATCCGTCCAGTCGGGGCGCGTGGATGCCGCGGGCGGGCTGGGAGGCGTGGTGTACGGCGTTCAACCAGTCGGGCGGCACAGGGGCCGTGCGGGGCGGGGCGCGCATCTATCTCGACGGCGTGACGCCGTTTACGCTGGCGGCCAAGATCGGCACCACGCGCGTGTCCACCATCGCCGACATCGGAGGTACGGCATCGGCGCACACGGTGGTCCCGTCGCCGTCAATTGACTCGCAGGCCGAGGTCTACTTTCCGCACGATGCGGAACTGGTCGCGGTGCTTGATGGCGTCACCGTGCCGCTCAAGTCCACGACGGGCGCCAATGGTTCGTGGACGCAGCTTGGCATCACGCCGCCCGTGGCCGCGCCGACGCTCGCGGCTGGCGGGGCGTCGGGTTCGCTCATCGACGCCCACACCTACGAAGTCTCGTCGGCCTATGCCGATGAGGACGGGCTGGGGATCACGTCGAATGAATCAGATACAGCGACGATTGCCATTGCCGCGCCGAATCTCAACTTTACGGCGGAAGTCGCCTTCTCGGCTGATCCGCAGGTCGATCAGATTTACGTCTACGTGCGCGACGTGACGGCCGGTGAGCCGATCCGCCGCTTTGCGGGACAGGTGGCCAATCCCGGCAGCGGCACGGCGGCCGTCAGCGTCACGACGAACAACTGGTCGTCGGCCGAAGCCGCGCCGACGCTCCGCACGGTGGCGCCCGCGCTGGAGTTCGCGTTCGTGTTCAAGAACCGATGGTGGGGCTGGGACCCGGACGATCCGCGCGTCTTGCGGTTTACGGAAGTCTTTGAGCAGCAGTACTGGCCGGTCACGTACTCGATTGAACTGCCGTTCACGAGAGGCGACAAGATCCGCGCGGGCGTGGTGGATGGCGACACGGCGATTATCTTCGGCCTCACGTCGGCGTTCGTCGTGGTCGCGCAAACCCCGGTGGATTTCGTCGTCCGGCCGCTCCGCGTGATGAACGGGGCCTTTGGGCCTCGCGCGGTGGCGGCACTCGAAACCGGCGGCGTGGCGCACGCTGGGCCGACTGGCGTGGGCGTGCTGTCTGGTGACTCCGACCGGCTGATCTCGCTCGGCTTCGAGAACGAATGGCGCGAGATGGTCGGCACGGCCTCGGGCGCGCAGCTTGCACGCTTGCCGCTCGGCTATCACGCCCGCGACAAGGAACTCCGAGTCGCGGTGCCGTTTCTCCCGCCGTATGGATCGGCCGGGGAATACGTGCTGAGCCTGGAACGGGCCGATGCTGGTGACGCGCCCGCATGGGCCACGACCGACCGGCCCATCGGCGGATACATCTTCTGGGACGGCCCGGAGTCGATTGCCGGCAACATCGGCCGCAGCTTCGGCTGGTCGCCCACCGTGGACATCATCACGGAAGAATCCATCGGCACGTCGGCCGACGGCGACGATCAAATCACGGACTACGAAGGCCCGGAGATTGTGCCGTTCGGGCCGGTGGTCGGGCGCTTTCTCCGCTACTGCATGACGTTCCGGCCGAGTGACGGCACGTTCGGCGTCGACGTGAAAGTCGATGGGATCACGGTCTGCAACATTCCGGTCCCGATTGGGTCGGGCCTCTCGCTGTACGGCACGGCGCTCTACGGCACGGCCACCTACGGCGGGGCCTCGCGGCAGACGGTCTGTTTCGATCTGCCCGTGACGGCTGAGGGCACGGCGATTCAAATCAAGGGGCAGTACGAGGGGCAAGCGGACTTTACGTGGTTTGGCTACCGGATCACCGGGCGGCCGGAGCCCGAGGAGCGAGGGGTCTAGATGGCGGACTATCCCGGCGCAGTCAAGACGTTCACCACCAAGGTGACGAGTGACGTCATCGAAGCGGCGCACGTCAACGACATTCAAAGCGAAGTGACGGCGGTCGAGAATGCGCTGCTGAACGGGCTGGCGCACGACCTGAAGCCGACCGCGACGGACACGCACGATCTCGGCACATCAGATTCACTCCGCTGGCTGACGATCTTTGCGTACATCACGCAGGCGATCGAAGTCCGCCTCAAAGAGTATCCATCGTCCGTCGAAGGCAATAACTACGTCACGATCACGCTGGACGAGGCGCTGGCCGCGAATCGAACGCTCAAGGTCACGCTCGGTGACGCGAGCCGCACGCTCGCGATTACCGGCAACGTAACGATCTCGCAGAACTACTCGACATCGGGCACGCCGCAGTTCGCGCAGCTCGGCCTTGGCGCGGCGATCTCCACCGGGGCGCTACTCAACATCGGCGGCACGTTTACCGGCGTCGGCGCGGGGCTCGGGATCGCGGTGCAGCCCACGATCAACGTCCCGGCCAACTCGGTCGGGGCGCTCATCAGCACGGCGGGCACACTCGTGGAGGCGGGGAGCGGCACGCACGCGCTCCTGGCCGGGGCGCGGATCACCATTCCGACCGTGACGGGAGCGGGCGGCGCTGTGACGGACACGGCCGCGCTCTACGTCGAAGGCCCGATGACGGCCACGGTGACGGGCGCCAACTATGCGGTCTGGGTCGATGCCGGGAACACGCGGCTCGATGGCGGGTTCCGGACCACAGCCGTGGCGACGTCGTCACTGACCACGGGCGACAATAACAACCTCGCCCCGACGGGGCTTTCGACGGCGGCGCAGATTGACTGCACGCCGTTTGCGGGCGGCTCGAACATCACGGGCATCACGGCGCAACCGGCGGGCACACGGTTGCTCATCAGCAACCTGAGCTCCGCCGACAACGTGATCTTGTTGGCGGACAACGCCGGGTCCACGGCGGCGAATCGCTTTGCGGCCTCGACGGTGAACACGACGATCATTCCGGGGCACGTCCTCGAAATCGTCTATAACGCCACGCTCTCGCGCTGGCAGATTTTCCAGAGCTGATGGCCGACTCCGCCTACGTGGCTTCGCTCGTGCGCGCGATGGACCCGCAGGGGTCACTGGCGCGGGCCTTTCGGGCCGTGCTCGATGGCGGGCTCCGCTTTGGCCGGGCGTCGGGGCAGTCGGTCAATCACGGGATTGTCTTTCTCGAAGGCGAGACGCACGAGACGGCCGACACCGAGTTCGTGATTCGTCATGGGCTCGGACGAGTGCCGTATGCGCTGCATCTGCAGTCGTTGCCGCTCGACACCGTCGGCGTGTCGATCGTGCCGCTCACGGTGACGCGGGCGGCCGATGCGGAGTTTATCTATCTGTCAAGTTCGGTCGAAGGCGCGACGATTCGCGTCGGGATTGAGGTGTAAGCATGGGTCCGCTCATGGCATTGGCTCCACTCATCGGTTCGGGTCTCGGCGCCATTTTCGGCGGCGGCAAGAGCGATCAGGAGAAGTGGTCCGAGAAGCAGTCGCGCGATCTCTACGCGCAACTGATGCCGCTCTTTCAGCAGTCGGTTCAGCAGACCCAACAGCGGAACACGCAGATGCAGCCGCTCTATGACGCGGTCCTCCGCATGGTGGGCGGCGGGTTGCCGAGCTGGGCGGGGCTGGATCTGAACATGCTGGCCCGGCCGCAAGCGCCAGCTCAGCCGGAACCGCGGCGCTGGTTTCAGGGATTGGCACCACAGCAGAAGCAGGGAGGCCGGTAATGGCCTGGTGGAACGAGGATCAGGGCGACCCGTACCCCGTCTCTGGGGGCGGGTCGATGCCGTCCGTCACGGGCGCGCAATCGGGCGGCGGCGATATGGCGTACACGCAGCCGATTGGCATGCCGTCGTTTGGCAGCGGCCAGTCCTTCGGCGGCGGCAACGACCCGTACCTGTCGAATCTGATGGACTTCATCAACAGCCGCCAGAACGCGGGGCCGACGGGCCTCGAGCACATCGCGGGATACTTTCAGGGCGGCTGGCAGAATCCGTTTGGCGAAGAAATCAACTCGACGCTGCGGAAGCTCTTGGAGGACGCGCAGAAGCCGGCGTTCACGGCGACCGAAGATGCGGCGCGACGGGCGGCGGCGTTCACGGGCATCGAATCGAACCGCGATACGGGACTCACCCGCGCGAAGCAGACGCTGGCCTCACTCGGCCACGGGCAGAAGTCCGGCACGATTGCCGACGCCTTGTCGAAGGTGAACACGTCAGCGGACCAGGCGCGAGCCGGGGCGGAGCGCGATCTCGTGATCGAAGGCGCGGCCAAGACGGAACGCCAGCGGGGCATGGCGGCCAACATCACGCAGATGATGCAGCAGATCGCGGCGCAGACCCAGCAGATCAACGACGCGCGGATGGGCCAGTCGGCGCAGATTCATCAGGCGATGGCGAACCTCGAAAACCAGCGCGCGGGGCAGATGCTGCAGATGTTGACCCTGCCGATTGAACTCCAGGATCGGCGGCTCGGGCAGGCGATGAATCTCCTGAACATGGGCGGCGGGATGTCGAATCCGCAGTCGCTCATGAGCGGACTCATGCAGCTCATCGGGCAGTCGCAGCAGTCGGGCTACGCCAACGATCAGCGGAACGCTTCGCTCTGGGGCGGCATCGGCTCGGCGATGGGGAACATGGACTGGTCGCGGCTCTTTGGCGGAGGGCAGGCGTAATGGCCTACGTTCCGCCGCAGGCGCCGAATCTCGGCGGCATGTTCGGCGCGGCTGCGCCGTCCCCGACATTTGGCGCTCCGGCCCAGCAGCCGATGGGCGGCGACTTCGCCATGCCGCAGCCGACGAACGGCCCGAATTGGGCGGAGATCGTTAAGGCGGTGATGCCGTTCGTGATGGGCGCGGTCGCGGGGCGGACGGGCGGCCGAGCGGCGGCCGGCGCGGCGCTCATGGGCTACGCCGAATCGACCCAGCGGGAACGCGCACTCGCGCAGCAGCGGATGCAGGCGGCGGCTGATGATGCGCGTCAGGACGAAACAGCGGCGTTCTCGCGCCGGCTGGATGTGCTGAAGTTCGATCAGACGACGGCCCAGAACGCCGCGAAGTTCGTCACCGAGACGATGCAACAGGCGGCCAGCATCACGAACGAAGCGGAGCGTGCGGCCTATCTCCAGATGGCGCAGAAGGTCGGGGCGCAAGCCTACGACATCAGCCCGGAGGCGTGGGTGGCGATGCCGGTCACGCCGAACACGGCCAAGCAAAAGACCGAGGCGGCGGCGCTCACGAAGGCGCTCCGCGAGCGCCACGGCGAACAGTACGACGGCCTCGTGGCGAGTGGCGCCACGGTCTCATTCAACGGGCAGCAGACGGCGCTGAAGGACTTGGAAGTCTTGGCTGGCACAGCCGTGAGCGATCCGAGCGGGGCGCCGGTCTATCCGGTGCCGAAGCCGGTCAAGCCGGAGGCCCGCACTGACTACGGCGACTTCCTCGCGCGGTATGCGAAGGGAATCGGCAAGACGGTTGAGGATTTGACATCAGCCGACGAGATCGCCGCCCGCAAGGCGTGGGGGCAGGCGGACGATCGACCGACGGCTTCGCAGCAGCCGACGCCAAGCGGACTCCCGCCGCGCGTGGATTCGGCCGTGCAGGCGAAGTCTCGCGCTTTCGGCACAGAGACCGTTGTCAAGGAAACACAAGAGCTGGCGAAACAGGTTCACTTCGTCAACAGCCTCCCGAACAACACGAACAGTCCGGCCGACGATCAGGCGCTCATCTACGCCTTCGCGAAGGTGATGGACCCGAATAGCGTGGTGCGCGAATCTGAGTACGCCACGGTCCAGAACTACGCGCAGGCGGTCATGTCCCGCGTGGGGTTCTCCGTGCGGCGCGTGTTCGACGCCTCCGGGTTCTTGACGCAGGAAGCCCGAGAGGGGCTGAAGGCCACGATCCTGAAACGCTACGCCTCCAGCCGGAAGCAGTACGACCAAATTGCCGGTGAGTACGCGCGCATGATCAATAAGATCACGGGCAGGAACGACGGCGCGGACTACCTGACCGACTACGCGGGCGGGTTCCCGGAGGCGGCGCCGAGTCTCATCCAGACCGCGCCGCCCGATCAGACTGGGACGTGGAAGTGGAACGGCTCAGCCTGGGTGAAGAAGTAATGGCGCAGGACAAGGTCAGCTCCCGCACGCTTTCAGACCTGATCACGGGTGGCCGTCCTGTGCGCGCAGGCGGGCCGGAGCAGGCGTTTGACGAGGCGGCGTTCCGGAAGTGGTACGCCGAATGGGCCACGCGCGAGCGCATGAACCCCGATCCGGATGCACCCGGACAACTCTACGACTATCGAGCCGCATTCAGCCAAGGCGTAGTGCCGCCTCGAACGAGTCAGGGGGAGCATTGGCCATCGCTGAACAAAGCCGCTGGGCATCCCAACGAGATTGTCGGCGGGTTCAATACGCGCACAGGCGAGCGTGCGCCCGGCACCGTTCAAGCATCAGAAGCGGATCTCGTCAGGTTGGGATGGGACGCCGCTACGGCCAAGCGCATGAGCCAAGGCCAGAAGAAAGTGATCGGCTACGACCCGAATACCGGGCTGGCGGTGTATGAAGGCGAGACGCAGCAGCAGACGGCGGCTGGCCAGCCGGTAACGCCGACGCACCCGATGGGCGAAGTCGGCAAGGGCGTGGTCAAGGGCGTGGCGTCCACGGCGGTGGGCCTCGGCCAGCTCGTACATAAGGTGCCGGGAGTCTCGGCGATCACGGATTGGATCTACGGCCAGCCGTCGGGCTTCTCGCAGCAGTCGTTCCCGGCCGCCCGTGAAATGTTAAAGCCGCAGTCCACGGGCGAGAAGGTGGGATTTGCCGCCGAACAAATCGGCGAGTTCATGGCGCCCGGTAGCGCCGTCACGAAACTCAAGTCGGCGGTCAAGACGGGCAAGGGTTTGCTGGATGCCATCATCGGCGCCAGCCTCGAAGGCGCGTCTGCCGCGGGCGTTCACACGGCCCAGCAGGGCTCGACAGAAGGCGCGGCGACGACTGGCGCGGTCGCCAGCGGATTCGCTGCCGCCGCGCCCGTGGTGGCGAAGGGTGTCTCGCGGCTGGGGCAGTGGGCGGCCAACGCGCTCATTAAGCCGACGGCCGCGGACGCGAAAAACGGGTTCGTGATCCAGAACGTGTTCAAGCACAAGCTCGGCGGGTCGCTCGAGCAGACGTTCGATAAGGCGTCGAAGAAGATTGACGAACTCGGCCAGAGCCTCCGCGCCGAGCTGCAGCGGTATCCCGGCGCGGACGTGGACGTGCTGGGGGCGCTGGCGGATGCGTCCGTGGAACTCGGCAAGAACGCATCACGCACCATCGGGCGGAACGCCCACATCGAAGCGGCCATCCAGCGCATTCTGGATGATCCGGCACTCGCGCAACTCCTAAAGAACGGCCGGGCGGATCTCGTGACCGCCAATCAGATCAAGCAGGGCATGGGCGAACTCGGCGCGTGGGCCTACGGATCGCGGGACGCCGAAGCGAACGCGATGGAGATGGTCGCCAACGCCTTCTATAGCAAGCTACGCGCGGCCATTGAGGGGGCGATCCCCGCCGGCCCGACGCGCATCCGGCAACTCAATCAGACGATGGGCGAGATCATTCCCATTAAGAGCGCGGTCATCCGCCGGATTCCCATCGATGAACGGCAGAACGTGATCAACCTGGGCGACATGATCGGGATCTCGACCGGGTCGATTGGGCTCTCGCTGGCGAACCGGCTGCTGAAGTCCGGGCAGGCGGCCAATTACATGGTGAACACGGCGGACCTGGCGATGCGCGGCCTCACGCCGCTGTCGCAGATCACGGCCGGCGCCGCCTCACAGGTTCGTAAGTAGGCAGACGATGACGACGAGCACAACGAGCCAGCCCAGCGGGCGCAGCGACCGGGCGAGGTTGCCGATGACGGCCAGTACGCCCATCGCCACGGCTACGCCGGCCCCGACGGCGAATCCTGATAGAAGGTCCACGCGTAGCAGTCTACCGATGGATGGGCAAGGCCGGGGAACTTTCTACGCAGGATGGACAGCCTAATGGACAACCTCACCGAGAAGGTCGTGGCCACCGGCACCGCGCTCGCGGTCGCCGCGTTTGGTTGGGTGTGGAAGGTGGACCGCCGCGTCGGGGCGATCGAAGAACGCGAGCGCGAACGCGAAAAGCGCAGCGACGAGCGGCACCAAGAGAATCTGAACCGCCTTGACAAACTCCAAGGCTCCATTGACGACGTGAGGAACCGGCTGTGACCGAGCAGCAGATCATCGACTGGCTCGCAGCCCATCCCTTCCTGAAGAGCCAGATCATTCTCGCCTTCGGCACGGTGAGCAGCTACGTGCTGAAGGATCTGGAGTCGTTCAAGAAATACAAGCTAGGCGACCCCGAGGCCACATTCGACACGACGCGCTCGGCGAAGGAAATCGGCAAGGGGATTGCGCTCGCGCTCATCCCGTCGTTCATCGCGAAGGTGTGGCAGATTTTGGGGGCCTGAGTGAAGAACCCGTTCAAGAAGATCCCGTGGAAGAAGGTCGGCACGGCGGCGCTCGTGGTCGCGTCAGGCGTTGTGCCTGGTGGCACCGCGGTCGGCAAAGCGATTCAGGTGTTCCGGGAAGTCCAGCAGATCGACAGCGAACCGCTCAAGGGACCGGAGAAGAAGGCGGACGTGCTGGCGAAGGTGAACGCGGCCACGCCGCAGATTGCCCTCGCCATCAGTCAGCTCATCGACGCCATTGTGGCCGTCCGGAAGGCATGGGACGCGCTGAAGGCGGCGTATACGGCCGTGCGATGAAGTCGCGTCCTCGCCCGCGCCCGCGGCTGGACGACGACGACATGGCCGAGCCGAAACCGCCGTGGGCCTTCACGGTTCGTGAGCAACCGAAGCCGCTCCTGCTGGACGATCGCGGCCGACGCTGGGAACGCGGCATCGGCTACCGCACTCCGTACCAGCGCCGCAGCGACACCGAGGACTGATGCTCATCCGCCTGATTCGTGAGCCGTCGAATCCCGCCACGCTCGGCGTCTTGCGCGTGAACGAAGTGTATGAGTGCTGGACCTTGGAGGACGCGGTACGGGAACAACCGGGCCAGCCGGTCGTGGCGTGGAAGGTGAAGGGCATGACGGCGATTCCATCGGGCGAGTACGCGGTACGGATTACGCAGTCGGTGCGGTTCGGGCGGGCGCTCCCGGAGCTCGTGAACGTGCCGGGGTTCTCTGGCGTGCGCATCCATCCGGGGAACACCGACAAGGACACCGAAGGCTGCATTCTGTGCGGCGCCGAGCGGGCGGTTGGCATCATCAAGCAGTCGGCCTTGGCCTGTGAGGCGCTGCAACGGAAGATTGCGGCGGCCTTGGCGGCGTCGGAGCCCGTGACGATTCGGATCGAAAACGCGGTGCCGGTCTAGATGGGCCATCGGTCCGGTAAGCCCTGTCCCGGCGGCTGCGGCGGGATCATGTATCGCGGCGCCAAGATGTGCCGCGCCTGCTACGACAAATCGGTCAAGGTGGACCCGGCGAATGTGCCGACGTCCGGCCCGGTCCACACGCTCCCGCAGTCCTACGATGACGCGCTCGAGCGGTACCGCCGGTACATCGGGCAATCGACGCCGCCGCCGGAACCCGCGACACATCAGAAGTTCTCGGACGAGCGGATCGTCATCTGCTCCGACTTCCACGCGCCCTTCCAGCATCCGCAAGCCTTGGCCGAACTCTGCCAGGTCGAAGCCGATACCTGCATCGTCGCCGGAGACTTGCAGGACCACTACAGCATCAGCCGGTTCCTGAAGTACGAGAAGGTGCCGATCACGATGGAGCTGGCGGCGGCTCAGATGATTCTGGAGCAGCTCTCGCATCGGTTCGCCCACGTCTACTGCATCGAAGGCAACCACGACTCGGCGCGGTTCGAGAAACTGCTGGCCGACCGTCTCCCGCATGAAGCGATCGACATCATCCGGTTTCTGAGCAAGACGGGGAACCTGTCGAGCATGGAGGCGCTCTGTTCACAGTTCCGGAACGTGGAACTGGTGAAGCACAAGATTGGCGACACCACGGTCAACTGGTTCATGCAGAAGGGCGATTTGATCGTGAGCCACGCGGAGAAGTACTCGCGCGTGCCTGGGTCAGCCCTGCGCGGGATTGAGGATTGGTTCTCAGACTTTGAGCAGACGTTGAACCTCGACCCGTGGCGGGTGCTCGTGCAGGCGCACACGCACGCGATGGCGATGTTTCCGTATGGCGCAGACAAAGTGCTGGTGGAGAGCGGGGCCATGTGCCTAACCCACAAGTATCAACTCTCAGCCCGCATCGCAGGCAGGCCGCAACGAATCGGGTGGGTCACGATGTCGCAACGAGACGACGTGACCAGCCTTTCCAGCATCAGATTGCATTGGTGGCGCGAAGATGAAGCACAAGAACAAAGGCAAGCAAGCCAGTTGCCATCCTGGCCGCAAGGCGTGGTGTAGGGGGCTGTGTCAGGTCTGCTACGTCAAGAGCCGACAGAGGAGCAGAACGCAGCGAGCGACGTGTCATCCGGACAGGCCGCACGTCGCGAAAGGGCTGTGTAAGAACTGCTATCACGCCTCGCGTTTTCGGTTGAAATCGCCCGAACGCAAACATGCGTCGTGGCGCCGCGCGGCGC